TACACTTGAGTCATTTCAGCTCCAATATGACCCATGGCAAGTTGCAAAACGTCACCGCCCTCTCCATAATTGTCCTGCATTTCTACGTCCCAGATGGGATATCCACAAATGGCGCCATCAGTTGTGGCGGCGCAAGTTGGACGATAAGAGAAAATGATATTCTTAAATCGGTACTTCTCGAAGTTCGACATTGACGCGAGCCAAGGCTCGATATCAGGTGTAAGGTCAGTTTCGAACAACAAGTCACCTTTCTTAGTCGTAGTAGTGGACGAGATGGAGTGCAACAAGTTGGAATGGACGAAAACATAGTGTCCTTGGCCGATACTTCGGACCTCCGGGAAACCCGGGGACTGAATTACGGAAGTTTGGGCCAGGGGTATGCTCCCTTTAGCAACGGCGGATTTGCCGAAAGCACTGGAAGCAAATTTAGCTTGAGGGGCGACAAACGCCGGGAGGATCTTGAGAAGGTAGGGGGCAATCTTTCCTGCCCAGCCTAAGATAGTATCAAAGAAACCTTTCTTCTTCTTTTCCTTAGGGCGTTTCTGGCGCCGCATCTTCCTCCCCTTGGCGCGTGGAGCGCTTTTAGGCTCTTCATCCATATATGGATCAAGGTCAAGAGGAGCAGCTATGAAGGGCTTGTGCCCACGAGGGGCTGGTTTGCGACGTTTACGTAAGCGTCTAAGTCCTCCTTCCAGGAGTTGGGGTGTTATTGTTACGGACCCCCGGCCGTTGCGCGCATTTTGATTAGATAAGATGTTGGGCATCTTGGTTTTTAAAGGGGGTGTTTTTACATGCAAAACCCTCTAAACCGAGAATTAATTGATCAAGTTCCTGATCTGAGAAGAAGCAAGCGCCATATGCGTGGCGTCCTTCCGGTGTCTGTAAATGGGAATAGAGCTTACGGTAACCTAGGTTCAAAAGGGGACCAAGAGTCTCATGATAATGACAGTGTTGAATCAATGAGGAATACTTAGAGACTTCAGCTACTTCAAATTTAGCTCTTTGCTTAGCAGCGCGCGTATAATACAAGGCAGGGACCACGTGATCCTCATAAAGAGGGACGGGAGCTATGGTCCCATTGGGAAGTTTCCTCCCCGACATCCCGAGAAATCCCAGGTCTTCAGGGGCTGTGTAAGAGCCGACGGGGTCGAAATCCATACCGACAGTTTCTGTAAAGAAGGAGAAATGTTCCACCTTTTCGGGGAAAATATTATCGTCTCCCATAAGAAAGAATATGAAGCGCATACAGTCCTCGAATGAATAGCCTTTAGAGGCGAGGAATGCGTACATCACCATCATATGAATCGTCGAATTCTGAAGAGCGGTCACCCAACGGCCTGAGGCCATGGACCCGCAAATGAGGCGGAGGGATCCGTCTGGGCATATCACGAATTTCCAAATGGAGGACTTCGTAAGGTTGCGTACTCTCTTTAAATCTTCCCCGGTGTAACCATAAAGATCACTAAACAGCTGAGCTGACCAGGAGAGGAGGAGCATGATTACTGAGCCATCATAATTATGGGCATCGG